CAAATGGATATACTTACAGCTTTTTTGGCAGAAAGCGACGCCTGCCTAATGTATTTTCCAGCGACAAAGGAATTGCCGCCCACGAAGTTCGAAGTGGTATTAATGCAGAAGTCCAGTCGCTTGCAAGTGACGTTAACTTACTTGGAGCTATGCGAACTGCAAATGAGATTAAAGAACGTGGAATCGACGCGCAAATCTTTATGCTTGTCCACGACTCAATCGTGGCACTGGTTAAAGAAGAACAAGTCGAACAGTATTGCGAGATCCTAAAGCGTAACACTCAGCACAAGTGGGGCTGCGAGATTCCAAATACCCCAATTGGTGTAGATCAAGATATTGGTGAGGACTATAGTTTTGGAGACTTTATCAAAACATACCAAACTGGAGAGTCTGGCTTGGCCCGTATTTAGGCTAGGCGAGAAAGCTCCGCAACATGATAACGGAGTTGTGTTTTACTATACTCACTATGTAGACGAACACAACTCCGAGTCTTTGACTATTCGTGTAGTAGATGACGCTAACTTGCCGCAAGCTACACTAGGCTTGCGGCGATTAGTGCTAAAATCGCAAGCACAAAGTTTGTACCCAGTCCGTACTGCCATATATTTTTTAGCAGATCTAATAAAGCTAGCAAAGGCAACTACTTGGTTTATAGACAGTAGTGGACGGGTATTTCAGTACGAAAAAAATACGCGCGCCAAATTAACAACAAAGCGGATTAAACAAGTTTTACCTGCGGATGGTATAGGGTGTGTTGTTGAACTAGAAGGTATTAGTAGTCGATTTAAATCGTTACTACGGCCCGGTGAACATGAGCTGTATGCCAGAGTACTAAAACTAGGTATGGGATTTTTATTTTATGGTTTCTGTGAAACGCACAAACCCGACAGTTGGAGAATGGTTTAAATGCCTAAAGCAGTAATTAGCAATAGAATTTACATGGATAATCCTGGTGTAGAGCATACTAAAAAAGTTATCAGTGCACTGACTTATAAAATTAAAAAAGATACTGGGTCTAAGCGTTTTGCTACAATCGAAACAATCAAGAACTACAAAGTATTGCCTAAAGGTATTTTAAGTATCCCACAGGGCCGCCTAGATTTAATTCCAGACGACTACGAAATCATTGACAAACGCATAGTAGAAAACATACCTTTTCCTACACCTAAATTTGGGCTAAGGCCAGAACAGCAAGTTGTCTATGACCCAATTGACGACACCTGCTTTATCAATGCACTAGTAGGATGGGGCAAGACTTTTACTGCACTACACCTGGCACACAAATTTCAACAAAAAACACTTGTTATCACACACACCGCCGCACTACGAGACCAGTGGTGTGAAGAAATTGAAGTGTTATTTGGGCAGAAACCAGGAGTTATTGGTGGTGGCCAGATGGACTACGAAGACCACTTTATTACAGTGGCAAATATACAGACATTGTCAAAGTGTGCCCAAGAACTAAGCAAAGAGTTCGGAACCATTATCCTGGACGAAGCACACCACTGTCCTGCCACTACATTTGCACAAACTGTAGACGTGTTTCATGCCCGCTACAGACTTGCACTTAGCGGGACTATGATTCGCAAAGACGGTAAACACATACTATTTCCAGACTACTTTGGGCCGGTTGTTTACAAGCCGCCGCAGTCAAATACAATGACTCCAACAGTGCATATTGTTAAGTCAGGGATTACGCTAAAGCCAGGAGTTCCGTGGGTTGAAAAAGTAACAGAACTCTTAGAATCAGAAAAATACAGACAGTTTATTGCTACGATTGCACTAATGCATATGCAAGAGGGCCACTCAGTGTTAGTTATTGCTGACAGAGTGGAATTTTTACACAAAGTGAAAGAATACATCGGTGAAGATTGCGCGGTTGTTACAGGCGACACAGACTACGAGTCCAGACAGTTTATCAAACAAGAAATGCTTGACGGAACAAAAAAAGCAATCTGCGGGTCACGGCAGATCTTTTCAGAAGGCATATCTATTAACACCCTCAGTTGCGTTATACTCGCCGCCCCAATGAGTAACGATAGTTTGCTAGAACAGATTGTGGGTAGAGTACAACGACTCCATGAAAACAAACTAAATCCACTAGTAGTAGATATTAATTTTGCTGGTTATGCTGACAAAAAACAAAACAACGACAGGCTGTCGCTTTACTTGCGTAAAGGCTGGCAGGTAATAACAGCATGATAAAATTTACACTTGCACAGCATAGGTCTGTGTGCTATAATATACTCTGAGTTACCCAATATGGCTTTATTTTTCAACTTAGAATTACTGGAGGCAGAATCTGGATGTGACCCTAAACTGATGCTAAGTATGCTGGAACGGCATTTTACCAAGAAACTAATACCCAAGAACCACTACGAGTTAAATAATTTTAAAAACTTAGCGGGGCATAGTTTCTTGTTAAATCCCAGACCTTTTTTCTCTGATACTAATGATATTGCTTACAAAGCGCAATACATCAGACTTGCAGGAAGGCGTGATTATCTACTATACAAACTTTACAAAGTAATTTACTTAGATTTAAGTTATTTTAAGGATATTGACTTAGACACAATTAAACACAACCCACTGCTCCTAATACAACAAAACAAAATTCATTTCAAATACGAAAACAACTAATTATGGCAATTTCATTCAAAAACACCAAAGGCAAAGCAATCTCCAACAAGGTAGAGGCTTATGAGTACAAAGACGGCGAAAACACAGTTAGATTGGTTGGCGGAGTTTTGCCGCGCTATATCTACTGGATTAAAGGCAGCAACAACAAAGATATTCCAGTTGAGTGCTTGGCTTTTAGCCGCGACAAAGAAAAGTTCGACAACATCGAAAAAGACCATGTGCCAGAGTTTTACCCGGAACTAAAGTGCTCATGGAGCTATACAGTTAATTGCATTGACCCGCGCGATGGTAAAGTCAAAGCTCTTAACTTGAAAAAGAAACTATTTGAGCAAATTGTTGGCGCTGCCGAAGACTTAGGCGATCCTACTGATTTTGATACCGGTTGGGATGTAGTGTTTAAGCGCACTAAGACCGGACCACTGGCTTTTAACATCAGCTACGACTTGAGCGTGTTGCGCTGCAAGCCGCGTAAGCTTAGCGAAGCCGAACGTGAAGCTGCACTAGCAGCAAAGTCTATTGACGAAAAGTACCCTCGCCCAACCGAAGCCGAAGTACTGGCTTTGTTGGAAAAAGTTGCCACTAACGCTGATGACGCAGAAGCTGGCGATAAGTCAGAATCTGAAGCAATCAAAGAATTAGGTTGATATAAATAGCCCGCAATCCTAAAGAGCTTGCGGGCTATTTTGTCTGATAAACTATGAAAATTCTTTTTACCGCAGATATACATATAAAACTTGGTCAGAAAAACGTACCAGTGCCTTGGGCAAAAAACCGTTTTGAGCTATTTATTGCACAGTTTGCAGAAATGCAAAAGCAAGCTGACTTAGTCATCATTGGTGGTGACATATTTGACCGACTACCAACAATGGACGAAGTAGAACTTTACTTTGACTTTGTAGAGTCGTTTCACAAGCCTACACTGATCTACTCCGGCAATCACGAAATGTTGAAAAAAGACTCGACGTTTCTTAGCAATCTTAAAAAATCGACTAATAGGCTTAATCCACTAGTAGAAATAGTTGATGATTACTACGGCAAAAACGGCATAGATATAATTCCGTACAATAAGCTAAAAGATTTTGAAAAGCATGGTTATGAATTTAGTGGAGACATTTTGTGTACTCATGTTCGTGGTGAAATTCCACCGCACGTCAAACCAGAAGTTGACCTAAACTTATTTAAACGCTGGAACATTGTACTAGCAGGTGACTTACACAGTTATGAAAACTCGCAACTTAATATTCTTTATCCAGGCAGTCCTTATACTACTAGCTTTCATAGGCATTCCGTGGACACCGGGGCTATTTTGCTTGATACTAATACTTTGGAGCATGTGTGGCTCAAGTTCCAGCTACCTCAGCTTATCAAACGAACAATCAACACTGACGAAACGCCAGTTTCTACAGACTTTGATCACACCATTTACGAAGTTCAAGGAGATATGCAAGAACTTGGTGAATTAGCGGACAGTGATCTAATTGCTACCAAAGTGCTAAAACGAGATACAGATAGTGCACTAATGCTAGATGCCGAAATGACTCTAGACGAAGAAGTGCGAGAGTACATAACTTATATACTAGAGTTACCAGAACCCACTGTTGACAGGGTATTACAGGAAATGCAAAATCATGCAAAAAAATTCACTTAAAGTTGCCGAAGTCTGGTCTCAAACAAATTGCCCAGCCTGTACCGAAGCTAAACGACTGCTAGATGCACAAGGCATACAAATTGTAGAAAAAATGATTGGCGTCAATGGCTATACAAAAAAAGATTTAATTGATAAAATTCCACAAGCTCGTAGCGTACCACAAATATTTATAAATAACGAGTACATAGGCGGGCTTGTAGAACTAAAAAGAAAATTGGCAAATGATAACAATAAAAACACTAGCATGGTCTAACGCTTTTAGTTACGGCGCAGATAATAAAATTGACTTTGTAGCTGCCCCACTTACACAACTTGTGGGTAAAAACGGTCACGGAAAAAGTTCAATTGCACTAGTGCTTGAAGAAGTCTTATTCAATAAGAATTCAAAAGGTATTAAAAAAGCTGATATTCTTAATCGCTACGTTAAAGATAAAAGCTATGTAATTGAACTAGTATTTGATCGTGATGGTTGTGAGTATAAAATCGAAACACGGCGTGGTACTACACAAACTGTAAAGCTATACAAAAATAACAGCGACATTAGTGCACATACTGCTACCGCTACTTACAAGATCATAGAAGAAATAATCGGCATTGACCACAAAACATTTTC